GCCATGCTTGTTTGCCAGTACCAAGCTGACCGATACGTTTATTGAGTAGTAGGTACTCGTTCAGTAGTTTAGCCTCAGGCATATCAATACCTGCAAGCACTGTCTCATCTACCTTAGGGTCACCGTTATCAGTAAACACATCGGGTTGCCAACCACGCTTCATCAGTCGGTCAGCAATCTGCTGTCGTGATGCTGGATTGAATGGTATAACTTTAGTCTTAGTCTTAAGCTCCACTAGTGTAGGCTCAAACGTATCCTGTAGTTCCTGTTCAATCGTCATCTTGCGTGACTGTAGCTTGGTGAACAGAGCCTCTGCTTCTTCCACGTTGAATGGAAAGCCAGTGTTCTCTTGTTCAAACAGAAGTGTGTGAAGCTTCTGTTCTAAGTCGAGGGCTTCTTGGTTGAAGTCTTTGGACTTGATTCTTTTGTAGAGGGTTGCTGTGACTTGTGTGTCTTGGACACAGTAGTCGAGCATTTCCTGCGTGAATACTGCAAAGCTTTCTGTACCGTTGTTAAACGCACCTTTTAATTCTCCTAGTCTGACACCCCATGCTTTGAGGCTATGGCTTCCAATTAATTTAGATTCAAACTTACCCTTCTGATATAACTTGTAGTCTAGTTCTTTTAAGTTAGGCCAGATGGTACGAGAGTATACCAAAGTGTCAAGCAGTTGTCCATCATACTCAAAGTCATACAGCTTCTTCAATACTTGTAGGTCATACGAAATAATGTTATGACCTATCAGCATCTCTGCTTGTTTGAGAAAGTCTAGACCTTCCTTGATACTGTCGGGGTCAAAGGTGTGTACCTCATCGGTATCAATATCCCTTGTTACTATACACCACACTTGTGAGACTTGCTCAAGCAGGTGGTCTGCTTCGATATCAAATATCAGTTTCATTCTGTGTCTCCGCACTAGTTAAAATTCAGGGTCTGTGTCATCCTCTTCAAACATTACCTCTACCATACGTCCTGTCTCTTTGACATATTCGAGGGAACAACACAGTCCTGTCTCGCCTGACCATCTGTTCTTCAACACACGGACATGGCTTATATGTGGGTTGTCATCGTCTTGTTGGTTACGCTCAAGACCAATGACCATATCACTTAGCTGACCGATTGCGGCAGAACCACGTAGTTGTGCTAGTGATGTTTGTGCGCCATCCTCATGGCCTCTGTCACCTGACGGACGCTTGAGGTGTGAGATAAGTAGCAAGCCACAGTTCAACTCTTCAACCAAGGCACGTAACCTTGTCATTGTATTGTCGATTAGCCTACGCTCATCTCCACCTTCAAGCCCTGAGACAACAATAGAAATGTGGTCAAGAATAATATAACTAGCACCACAACCCCTGACCAAGTAACGAATCTTGGATAGAAGGTTATCACTGTCAGTACTGCCCCAATGGTCATAGAGATATACTCTACCAGAGCCAACAGTATTGTTGAAAGCATCCCTCATCTCCTCTTCAGGTACTTCGTTGTCTTGTCTTAGGTGTAACGGCTTGTTCAATTCCAGAGACATCAGACCCAAGGCAGTACGCTTTACGTTCTCCTCTAGTGCAATGTACCCTAGTGTCTCACCGTTCTTGATAAGACCAAACGCCAGTTCCCTAGCAAGTTGTGACTTACCAATGCCTGACCCTGCCGTGATAGTTACAATCTCACCACGTCTACAACCACCTGTCTTCTCCTGCAATCCTACGTATGAGTAGGGTACAGACTGCTTGTCTTCGGTGGTAGTTACTGTATCCCACAGGTCAACACCTGCAACGATACCATCAGGACGATAGGTCTTAGCTGACCACACGGCATCAATCAGTTCCTCTGTCCTACCTGCTTGCATCATATCACTAGCATCCTTGAGGGGAAGCTTGGCAATCTTAGCCTTGTTAGGTGGTAGGATGTTGGCTACATCAATAGCCGCCTTGTGTCCTGCCTCATCATTGTCAAACATAAGGACAATGGTGTCGTAGTTACATAGCCAATCCAGTGCCTTACTTACTGCCTTCTTAGCTGAGTGACAACCCTGAGGTAGTGATACCACAGGCCACTTGTTGTCAAAGCATTGGCTCAACGAGAGAGCATCAAGCTCACCCTCAACAATAGTAATCATCTTACCACTGTCTCTTGCAAGATGCTCACCATACAGGTTTACATTCTTGATATCGCCTAGCACAGTGAAGTCTTTGTTAGGAAAGCGTAGCTTCTGTGCTTGCAGTTTACCCTGCCTGTCATAGAAGTTTGCTACCTGTACCTTACTACCCTTGTAGGTAGAGATACCATACTGCCAGTGCTTGGCTGTCTTCTCGTTAATCTTTCTCTTGTTTAGTTGTCCGATATCTATATCGAGAAACTTACTATCTACTTGTGTTGTCACTGCAATCACTCCTTCATTGTCTGCTGGTGTCAGCGTCTGGCAAGAGAAGCAGTAGTGTTTACCATCTGAATACTCAGCATTGGCATCACTACTGCCACAGTGAGGACAGGCTACGTGCCTAATAAACTCACTGCTATCTTCCATTGGCTATGCTCTCTAGCAGGTAGTCAGAAACGATACGCATCTTCTTTGCTATCGCCTTGGCTACAAAGTTAGGGTAGGTATCCACATCTTCAGCAATATCAAGACCAACATCTCGCCAATCAATCTCACTGTAGAACTCTTCGTTGTCAATGTAAACTGACACACGGATACCCTGTTCGTTCATCTCTGTATTGATATCAATCTCAGATACAAACTCTTCAGTTACTTCCATTAGGCTCATGATAGCCACTCCTCTGGTATAGTTCCTTCTGTCCAGACAAACCCTTGTCGGTCTGCCCACTCAGCACAGGTCATCTTTGAACCGTCCTTCCTTTTCTTAGCACCCTGTATAGTAGAGCTAGCCTTCTGAAATACAAACCGTATATCTAGGTCAGGGTACTGTGCCTTGATAGCCTTCATCTTACGCTGACTATCCTGCCTGAAGTATCCCTTCAACTCTACTATCATCTTACCAACTGCTAAGTCAGGGATGTAGTGGCGTTCCACAGTGTACGAAATTTTTTCTGGTTCATACACATATGAAACACCACGTTCATCTAGGTTCGCAATGACCCTCTCCTCAAAAGTCCCCTTCATCACTGGCTACTGCATTACCATCCTCGAATACCTCAGTCGCATCATCTTTAGCAACTGCCTCTTCTACGTACCCATCCTCTACATTGAACATGGATGATGCACCACCACCATACTCAACTAACTCTAGTACCTGTACACCTACTAAGTGTAGCTTGACACCAACCATCTTGGTTGCAGGGATAAAGTAAGTACGAGGTTCAAACGATACATTGATAGTACTACCGTTACCAATCATCTTCTCACCTGTCATTGGTGATAGCTTGGCATCCACAACTAGAGGCTTCTGAGTGTAGGTGTTACCATCCCTACGCTTACCTACTGCATCAAGCTTGAACTTGAACTTGATATCACCAGTAGGGTTACCGTCTTGGTCTGTATCTTCCTCAAAAGGAAGGTGAGTGGACAGCTTATCCTTATACTTAGGGTTCTGCTTCATCTCTTCTTCTAGTCGTTCACTGACTAGACCTTCGAGATAGTCACTCAACTTAGTTGCATCAAGTTGTGGTTTGAGTAGGTCAACTGAGTACACACCATCTGGATTGAACTTGGTGTCTGGTTCAAACACCTTAACCCACATTGCATTACCAGTTACAGTCTTTAGTTTCTTGCTCATATAATCTCCTGTATAAGCTTTAGTTTATCTTTGGGCTATAGGTCAACTTTAGGAATCACCCAAAGAAATAATTAGATTCCAGTACCCTATCTAAATCTAATCCACCTGTTGCTGGTGGTTGCGGTATAGAACTATCACCGATAGTCTCTACTGCATGGTCACGTAGCTCTTGTAGTACATCATGTTTCTTATACATATCTACAAAAGCTTCCCTCAGTATGCGGCTCATGATATCCATGTTAGGACTGTGTGTCCCATAGCTATCATGTACCATGCTGAAGTCCATCATGTTCTTATCCATACACTGGTTGATAGTCAAGGTCAAGGCTGAAGCATCCAACGAGTGAATGAAGTTAGGCGATGCCCCTGTTGAGATGCGTGACTTGTTCACTGTGTCCTGCAACTCCTGTTGGTAACTCAGGTATACTAGGTTACCATCAACGTGTGTCTTGATAAGACGCTTCTTAGTGTTGAAGTATGGTTGCACCACAAGAAAGTCTGTTGGTGTCACCCACTCCATATGTTTGCTAGCCTCACCGTAGTGCTTACCCACCAGCTTTACATAGTCCATGACCTTTCGTGCTGATGCGATAGTCTCATTGATACCCTGCCACACATGACCTGCTAGGTACAGGCCAGCTTGGAACAGGTCATCACCAAACGGATTGTCTACTCCCTTCTTCTCTATCCTGTCAGTGATAGCCTCTTGGATATACTCACGACAGGCGTGTTGAGTACCTGAGTATGGCACAATCATCACTGGTCTTTTAGTTATAGACCTGTCGATACCAAATGTCAAGCACGTTTGTGCAAGTTCGTTACCCTCTTGTGCATCCTTCTGTATCAGGGCTACTGCCTTGTCTGCTACATCTGCATAGATATCAGCAGGTTTATCAGACGGTATCAGGTTGGTAGCCTTACCACCTATCTCATCCCTGAGGATTGCTGACAGGTGTTGCAGTCCATTGCATGAACCATCTGCCGCACACGGTAGGTGAGTATAGAAACCCCAACCCTCACGCAGTAGACCGTACCACTCAAAGCACCAACCCAAGAACTGCCATGCCTTGTCTGCTTCCTGCCACCATGTGTAGTCAAGTGGGTTCTCAGCAGTCTTAACGATGTTGTCTTCGTTCTCCCATGCCCACTGGACACGTTCATCAAATGATACCTTATCATTACCAAACAGGTTAGCACCATGAATGGCAAGCCAGTAAGCATCATCAAAGTTATTGATTGGAAACCCATTGTTAAATAGTAACAGAGCCTTACCCCAATCAGCCACCTGAGGTGACATAAAACTTTCTACTGGATATTTTCTTGAGCGAAAATCTAACTGCCATACAAAATAAAACTCTGGGTAGTTAGCGTACTGTTCCGCTAGTTGTATTGTCCGTTCAACCTGTAGCCTACGTGACATAGACTTACCGTTGAATGTATAGATAGTGTTACGTTTCTTTGCCCACTCTCTATACTTTTGTAACTCAGCCTCATCCATATCCTGAGGGTCTTTATTGAATGGATACTCTGGCAGGTCTAGGTCATAACGAGGTGGCAACCCTGCCCACTCTTGGTTACTATCCCATGCCTTACGCATCACATCAAGCACACCCTTATCAATAGTCCAAGCTGTACGCTGTAGTCCATTGACTGCCCTGTACTCAAGGCTCATGTCCTGCTTGCGTAGTCTGTCCATGTATTCTCTACTGCTTTTCTTCAATGTACCCTCACTAATGGTAGTTTGTTGAA